CCATGGATAGCTAACTTGATCACTTAGAGCGATTGTGCGTAACATCATGTGCGATGCTGGAACAACTGCATTAGCACCACCTAAGTCTGTAGTAAATCCGTTTGGATAGTAGACCGCGCAGTATTCGTCGTAGCTTACGATTCCAACATCACCGTTATCTAATGCTCCATTAGCGTTAGTACCCCAAGCATTTAAGCTGGTAGCATCTGATGGTAAACGTAAAGGAGTGTCACCGATAACAAAAGCTGTTAAACCTCTATCAATGTTTAGATTTATTAGATTGCTAAGAGTCTCAGGATATCCTGGGCAAGCAATCAAGTTGAAGTTTCTGCGCTCTTCGTCACGGATTTCCGAGCTTGTATCAACTGTTGATTTCAACTGCTGTACGATTAAAGCACGTTGAGCCTTGCGACCGAACGATCCGGAACCGTCTTCGTTATTAGGCGAAGCTGTAGTCCAACGATCAGTGTCATAGGCGCTCATGCTTTCTCCAGAAACAAAAGCACCACCATTTGGACTGTTAGCTGGGTCGTATCTATCGTTGTCTAGGGCGAGATTGATATAGTTATTGTTATAACGTTTTACGTTACCGCCGCTGCGACGTAGATTCCATAACAACATGCCTTTTGGATATAGGCTTGGGTCTGGAGCATCTGGGTCGAGATAGTTACTGTTTAATAGATCGACAATACTTGCCTCTACATTTCCAGTAGCACCGCTGTCTCCGTAACGTGCATCTGCAAATAATATACCGTCTTCTGTGGTTTGATCTGTTTTGTCGATCAACACCCATTCTGTATTTGCAGCATCGTATCTATAGATAGTTGGGAAGTTTTCTAAATCCGCTGTGCTGATCCATAGATCACCATTTTTCAATGGTGTACTATCTGTTTGTGTTGTAGGTTCACTGGCTGCTACGATAGGTCCTAATGGATCTGTTTTATCTGCAGAAGCTGCTGCATAATAAGGGCTGGTTGTGGTCTTGTAACCTACCCAGGTATTTCCATTATGCACCATAATATCTACTTCGTCAAATGCTGGATTGTACCATAGCTGACCATCCTGTGGTTCTGCTAAAGGTTGATCACCGCTGGCAGCAAATCTTCCTGTGTCTGCGGCTAGGGGTTTCCAATTTGAAGCTAGATATTCGTCTGCGGCCGCTGCTGGCAATGCATAGAAATTAGCAGTGCCGTTACCAGTATCAATGTCATAGGCAGAAAATATATCTGCGATCGGAGTACCAGTTCCGTCAGTGATTCTAAAATCGCCGCCTGTAGTATGAGAAATCTGTACTTCATTGTCGGCTGTTACTGAAGCTGATACGTGATCAAATCCAGCAGCATTGATAGCTCCTGCTATGTTGTTAGCTACTGTAGAAGCTACACCTGACCCGGTTGGTCGAGCAAAGTAAATGGTTTTAGCTGTGTCAAGTTCTAGTTCGCCTTTTAGAGACTCGCTGACTGTGAAAGACAATGCGGTCCATGCTGTACCTACACCAGCGCCGCCTGTGCCGGCAGCGGCTGCGGTAAACACGCTGCCTACTCTATAAACTTGGCTAGTTGTACCAGCGATAGTATTCCAATTAGCTTGTGTTGTATTACCTAAGTTGCTGATAATATAAGTAACACCTGCTACGAAAGAACCCGCAGAAACTGATGTAGACGCTGTTACAGTAGCATCTGCGATTTCGCTAGAAGTAATTATTGTAGCACCATTGCTGTTTCTGTAATAAACTCGGAACTTGGCTGTTTCTAGTGCAGTTTCATCGCTGTTACTCTGTACAAATAGAGAGTCAGTGTCGATGTTCACACCGCCACCGCTACGATCTAAGTAGTATAGTGCAGAGTGTGTTGAAGCATAGATTGGTGATGAATATTCAATCCATAATTGTGTGGCTGAATTCCAACGTTTAACTCTCCAACGTGCTCCTTGATTAGGTTCTGTGGTTTTGATCCATACTGAACCGGTAGGACGAGCAGTAGCTCCTGTGTCTTTCCATGTTGGAACAGATGTATGAGGGGTCTGTTGTAGTGCCGGTGGATAGAATTCATCTTCAGACAAACCTAATGTGTCAAACACATCACCTGATACGTCTTCAAGTTGTAGTCCACCGCTGAGTGTAGAATCTGCACTGATAGAGCTAGAACCATCTGAATAGATATACAATTTAGTATTCACTGCTTTGGCACTGATACCTTGGCTGCTGCCCAGTGCATTGATACTGTTGACTACTGCTGCAAGTGTAGCACCAGTTATAGTGTTACCGTTGATTTTAAAACTTCCTGTCATTGAAGTTGATGATACAGAATTTGTTCCGATTACAGTAGGATGGCTCGCTGTCCACTCTTCGCTGCCTACTAACACCCATTGACCTGGAATTACAGCACCGGTAGTAGATGTGATAGTTCCGCCTGCGGACTTATACCATATTCTAGCATATTCTTCTGCAGCACCAAATGACTCATCACCTTCTACAGTTTGGAATACCACAGCGTAGTCGCCGATAGCTCCTATACTGGCTTTTGGTGCGTTGGATTCGATTTTAGAAATGTCATCATCTGTCAACACTAGAGGTGTTTTTAAACTGAATTTCTGTCCGCCTACAGTAGTTGCGGCTGCACCGTTCCATTCTTGAATGCCGAATGATGTAGTCTGGGTATCTACCCACCATGCTCCATCTTCGGGTTCTGCTCCCGGGGCGGTAGTCTGTCCCTGGAGTTGATCCAGATCCACGCTTGCTCGAACAATAAATGCCGCGTTCGAAACTCCTAGATAGCTGTAGGCTGCTAGAAGGCCATATTCGTTGCGCTCTCCACCATGTACTGGTGTTGCGCTGACTGTCTTTTCGAAAAACGGTACGCCAAATGTATCCACCAGCTCTCGTTGGCTGGTAATTTTAAATGCCTTGTTAGCATTGGCTGCCGTGGTGCCTGCAGCAGTGCCTGTGCCTGCTGCATTTGATTTATCCTGTGCTGTAGCTATTACGATAAGTGGAGTAGTACCAGGTTCAGCTGGTGTATAAAAACTCTCGTCGATTACCGTAACTTGTACGCCTGGTGATGTTAGTGCCATTCCCTAATCTCCTGGTAATAGTTGCTCATATTATTTAGCGGGTTATTACAAAAATGGATGATTACGCCTATAAGAAAAGGGGCAAAAAAGGTATAGATTGTTTAAATATCACTATGAGACCACTTTGCAAATGCGGTCATAGACCCCGTGCAGTCAACTATAAAAAACAAGACAAGACCTATTACAGAAGTCTTTGCGAAATCTGTCTATCTCACGGATTATATTCCGGAATTCCCAGATGGCAACGGGCCGGGTATAAAATGAAAAGTCAATGCGAAAAGTGTGGACATCGCAGTCCACATCGTGAAGTGTTTAGGGTTTTTCACGTAGACGGCGATCTTGATAATTGCCGTCATAACAATTTAAAAACAATCTGTTGTAACTGTGCTCAGATATTAGGCAAGGAGGGAATCGCTTGGCGACAAGGAGACCTCGTCGCTGATTATTGACTGTATTTTTTGATAAAGATCGTCGATGGTGCTGTTATTGTCTATCTCATGATCAAACTCAGTGCCAACCCATGCAGTTTCAGAAGCATGGATTTTACGCATTTTTAATTCGTTTAATGCCATGTTGCTGCCTAGCTGATTAGCAGCCAGAGCACATTGATACCAATCAGGGAGTTCTCCTCTTCGTACCCAAACAATTGAACCTCCGGCATTTTTGATAGAACTTATTTCATTAGGAAAACGACAGTCTGAAATAACAACATTATCTCGGCTGTTGCGGAGTTTGTTTTCTAATGAAGCGATCCAGATATCATCATGAAAGGCTTTGCGACAAACTTCAGTACCCCAGTACTGCAGGACCCATCTAGGAGTTAGTGTAGGCATGTCTAAACGATTAGCCCACCATGGATCTATCTGTTCACGCCATTCTCGGGCTTCTTTGGTTCTGCCTTCCAGCATAGTCCTGTCCCAACCAAATACTGCGCTCACAGCATCTTTTAACGTCGAGGCAAAACTTTCTCTACGAAACTCGTGAAAGTTTACAAGATAATCAGCGACTGTGTCCTTGCCGCTGCCGATGAATCCGCAAATACCTATGATCATAATAGTCTCCAGTTAGGACTATTATAAAACCAACTTTTTAAAAAGTCAAGAATTTTTATCCAATAATGAATGTATATCCGGCGCCGCCGGCAACTAGTGTTTCCAATTCTTTAGTTAGACGCTCTATGTCAGTTGTAGCTTCTGTTTTCATAGCGGCGCCGTTTAGACTAGATCCACCACCTGGCCCTGCAATCTGTGCGAATTTTTCACGTGCCTGACCTAGCATCATCTTGCAGTTTGCTAGGCTATAATCTTTGATCCATTGTCCAGCATAGGTATCTTCAATGATGTTGAAATCGGGTCTGGTGTTGTAGCACCATAATAAAACTTGTTCATCACCCCTGGGCCGTTGCATGATAGTCAATCTACGACTCTGCGGTTGCCAAGAAAAATTGATAAATGAGCCGAACATTTTTCCTACCAGTTCTTGGTATCCTGCAAATAGCTCGTAAGTAGCCAGCCCGCCCATGTTTGTTGATGACAACAAATAGGTATTTGTATAAGCTAAGTTGAACGGTTCAAATACTGTGCCACCCGTGCCGTTACCAGATCTAGAACCTATACTTCTGCGATAGATTTGACGTACCTGCTGTATTTCTTTGGGCAACACATATTCGTTTTGATTTTCTTTTAGTGTTAAAAACACATAGCTTTCTTCTACAGCATTGTCAGATCGCTGGCGAAAAACTCCTAGAGATCGATCTAGTGCTGTTTTATAGTGTTCGGGATCTAGCTCTACGTCTATCATACCATCGCCCAACATGGTTTTACAATAGTCGTAGACTGATTGGCGGGCTTGATCAATATTGCTCATACAGTTATTTACCACTAAATATAAGACTATGCCAAGACTCAGCCTCTATCGCCCGGAAAAGGGTAATGACTACAAATTTATCGATAAAACCGCCTGGGAAATGTTCCAAGTTGGTGGCACCGATGTGTTCATACACAAATATCTAGGACCAGGTCAGTCTGTGCAGGGCGATAATCCTAGTACTCCTACATATGCTTCGGACAATGTCAGTAATATACAAGATCTGCTATTCCTAGAAAATCGAGATCGCAAGTATGATTCAGATGTATACCTGCTACGGGGTGTTTATAATCTACAAGACACAGATTTTAATCTCAGCCAATTTGGATTGTTCTTACAGAATGATACGGTTTTCATCACTTTTCATATCAACGATACTGTAGAGAAATTAGGTCGCAAATTGATCAGTGGTGACGTTATAGAATTACCGCACTTGAAAGACGAATATGCTCTCAATGATTTTAGTTTCGCTCTAAAAAGATTCTATGTTATAGAAGAAGTTACTAGAGCTGCAGAAGGATTTTCAGTAACTTGGTATCCTCACTTGTATCGTGCCAAATGTAAGCCTTTAGTCGATAGCCAAGAATTTAAAGATATTCTAGATGGGGTAGCTGGCGAAGGATCAGACCAGACTCTTAGAGACATTATGAGTACCTACGAGAAGGAAATGCAGATTACCCAGGCAGTTCTTGATCAAGCAGAAGTCGATGCGCCTAAGAGCGGATATGACACTACACGTCATTATATGTTACAAAAAGACAGTGACGGAAGACCGGAATTAGTAACTGTCGACTCTTCTCAGATCTTAGCCAGCACAGAAACACAGGCCACAGGTGAAGACGGAGTTGCTGATCTCAACGCAGACGGCTCGCCAGTATACCTCAACCCTACTGCAAGTACTATACATCAGAGTCCAGAATACAACGGCCCTATGATCGGAGATGGAGATGGTATTCCTCCTAATGGTGCTCCATTTACAGCCAGTATAGCCTTTCCAGTCAATCCTACTGTGGGCCAATATCACCTCCGTACAGATTATCAACCAAAGAGACTGTTTAGATTTAATGGCACAAGATGGATCAAAGTGGAAGATGTTACACGTATGACTATGAGTAATATAGGATATTCGGAAGTTGATAGCGGCGAAAGATTTGAAGGTAAAGATGTACGGCTTACACAAAAAACTTCGTTTATCAACAATGAAACAACAAATGTAATCAATGGTAAGACCGTGAAAGAAAAGCAGAGTCTTTCGCAGGCTCTTAGACCCAAGGCGGACGAATAATGGATTATTTTTATGACGGTCAGGTAAGAAGATATGTGACACAGTTCATGCGTATCTTCATAGGGTTTCAATACAAGACCGGTGACGGAACACTAAGACATGTTCCAGTGAACTACGGTGACATGACTCGACAGGTTGCTTCCATTATCAGAGAAAACAGTGAAAACAAATTACCCAGCGTTCCTAAAATAGCCTGCTATATTTCTGGATTAGAAATGGACACTACTAGACTAGCAGATGCCAGTTTTGTTAGCAAGGTTCAAGTACGAGAACGTGCCTATGATTTTGACGGTGAAGGTGACCCTGTATATGCTAATCATCAAGGTGCCGGATACACCGTTGAAAGATTGATGCCTACTCCGTTTAATCTTTCTATGAAAGCGGAGATATGGACCAGCAATACAGATCAAAAACTGCAATTACTTGAGCAGATATTAGTACTATTTAATCCCAGTCTAGAGATCCAGACCACAGATAACTATATTGATTGGACCAGCCTGAGTGTAGTTGACCTCAAATCAGTAACCTTTAGTTCTAGAACTATTCCTGCTGGCCCCGATTCTGACATAGACATCTGTACCATGGAATTTACCATGCCTATCTACATAACACCTCCTGCTAAGGTCAAGAAGATGGGAGTGGTGAGAAATCTCATAATGAATATATTCAATGACAGCGGAGATATACTAAGTCTAGAAGAAATTATCTATAATCAAGAAGGTGGTGATGTTAGAGTTCGCAACAACTACGGCGACTACAGTGTGTTGTTATTAAAAAGCGGAAACGGAATTGCTGACAATTTTGATGTCAGTCTGGTAGATTCTTCCGAAGTAGTTTCTGCACTAGGACTAGATCCCCCTGCAAAACAAGGAGATAGACTAGATTGGAACTCAGTGCTCGATCAGCACGGGGGGTTCTTAGCCGGTATATCAAAAATTTATTTCTTACAGGCCGACGGAAATGAACTCGGTGGAACCTTTGTAGTCAACGAAGTAGATCCTACATATCTATTGGTTTCCTTAGACATGGATGGCCGACACGGCAACGATTTTATTATCGATGCTATCATAGATCCCTACAAGTATAATCCTAAACGGCCGAACGGAGAAATAGTCGATCAATCAGTAGCGATTGGAACTAAATTTCTAATGTTAGATGATGTCAATAACAGCGTAAACGTTGGTCAGACCTACGGCGAAACTCCCTATAACTCTGCGTATGACGGTCCAGATGCGTGGAAGAACTCAGATGGTAATGATCCGGTAATCAAAGCCAATAGCATTATAGAATGGTCGGGATCAGCGTGGGTCACTATTTTCGATCCGAGTTCAACTGGCTCTGCTGTATATGCTCAAAATCTCCGAACTGGTATACAGTATCGTTGGGACGGTACACAATGGTTGAAATCTTTCGAAGGAGTTTACGCTCCAGGATATTGGAGATTTGATCTCGATCCTCAATAAGTACTAGCATGCAACAGCGTGCCGGATTACTTTTTTTATCTAAAACTACAGGTAGATTATTGCTGATTTTAGAAAATCAGCAATGGACTGTGCCTACATTTGCTAGAACTGGTCCTCTGTTAGAAGATGCTGAGACCCTAATGACGACTTATGCCATGGGTAGAATAGTTCCCATAGAGCTATACCTCAGTGAAGATCGAGGGTTTGAGTACGGCACCTATGTATGTCTAGTAGATCAAGAGTTCCTGACATCTGCTGCTGCCACGATATGTTGGGCAGATTTCAAAGAAATCCCAAAAAATCTTCACACTGGCCTTAAAACGACATTAAATAATCAGCTGATTAGAGCAAAGATTGAAACTATACTGGTACTAGAAAATGATTCCAAAACTATCAAATAGCAGTCGATTCGTTGAAGACTATAAAAATCTACAAAAACGCATTGCAGCGGTCAACGATGCTGACCTACAACGTCAGCTCACTGAAGGACTCTTGAAAATAAAAGATCTAGTGGGATTTATTGATCGTGCGCATGAACAGATGTTCATCAGTGGGCAGGCTCCTTCCGATACTAAAGAATTTCGAGAATCAATTTCAAAACAGAGAAAGATTCTCGAAAACAAACTTGTCGAATTTGAAAAGCGCCGGGCTGTTACGCCTGTGCCTCTCCCCAGCGAAGAATAACTGACCCGGTAAGTGCAGTGCCTGATACCTTATAGACGTTGATAGCCAGCACGTCTGGACCATTTGGGAAAGTTCCTCGACCGCCGATCGCAGTAGTAGTGAGCTCTTTTAGCTCTCCTAGATCTAAAGAATCCTGACCACCAGGTGCGCATACGAAAGAAAATACCTGCTCTCCTGGAAGAGCAAATTGCACGTCACCAAATTGGAAAGTAATATTAGCGGCAGCAGCTATTGATGTGTTAGATGATTGCGTAAATGTTACTCGTCTAACTACTGTGGCTCCTAGTGTTCTAGAAACCACTCCTGTAACTGCGGTACCTGCTGGAAATTGTGTTACACTACTGTCTAATCTAGTGCCAACCTGAGCTCCGGAACTATTCCAAGATGCATTAGTAAAGAATAAAAAGTTACTGTTTGTGTATGAAGCAGCCGTACCAGTAATCTGCGTAGTGGTGGATATGTTGGTATTCAGCGGTGATGTAGTAGTAGCATTATTATTCATTGTAATAACTGTATATAAAGTTCCGCTGAGACTAAAACCGCTACGTTGTATATTTGTAATTGATCTGTTGCCTATTAGATAAGTACCATTTATCAGAGTATCACCGATCTGTAGTCCACTAGTATCATATTGAAGATTGGTAATTATAAAGCTGTTTCTAGCTATACTAAACGCATTCCTGAACTGTGTACCAGAAGTCACTCCAACTGCCGTAACCGTGCTTTGAACGGCTCCGGAGACTGCTGCAGTAGAAGTAGTAAGAGGGACTCCTCCCCAGTTGATACCACCACCAACTGCAATTTGAGCAAAACTTGGTTGTCCGCCTGCGGCTGAGCTCGATAGCCCAGACCAAATAATGTTAGAAGGATTTGTAGGATAATTTCTTGGATTCAACACTCCTTCAACGACTATAATACCGCTACCAGTATCTGCAGCTATAGCCACTTGATTTAACAATAATTGTGCTCTGTTTAAAAGATCTCTTTCGCCTAGATCCCCTATCAGAGCATTTGATACCGAAGGAGCTAATCGAATCATAAATGCAGTTTGTTTTGTTGTGCTGATACTTAGACCAGTAGCTGCATAGTTAAAAATATAACCTCGATCTTCATCAAATAGCCCGTCTGTGAGTAGCGCAGATCCCCAGTGACTGATTGTTGGAGTTGCTGTACAGCTGACTAAAATAACACCTGCTCCTGCAGAATGGCTGGCTGCAGCCCCTGCCGTAAAGCCTCTATTTTGTCCTGCAGAAAATGCTGTCATTGTAGCACCTCTGGTAAGACCGGATAAAGTATTTCCATCTTTGCCCGAATAAGCAATCAATTCATTGTCGATGTATATAATACCGCTGGTTGGAAAATAATATCCATCTACTAATTCAATACTAGATACTGAAGAATTTATAGTGACTCGTAATTCACTTTTAGCTGAAGTATTCTCTACTTCATAGCGAACTGGTAGGTTGGCAGTACGCATATAGGCTTCAGTATTGACGTTAGAATTACGCAATCTATGTAGGAACACAAACTTGCCGTCTGATCCTCTCAGCATCCATTCAATGAAGCCAGCAGCGTACCAAGAATATTGTATACCGATCATCTGCATCTTGTTTGGTACCCAATTAAATCCAGAAGGCCCTGTACCGTCTAATCGATCCATGTTCCACTCTTCTTGAGGTATCACTAGATCTGTAGTCAGTGCTACTTTGGCTCCAGTGACTGAGTTGACTCCTCTCCAATCAGGATTTACAGTCATACTAGTGTCGCTGGTGATCTTAGTTACCGTGTGGCTCATTCCTCTTATTACTATCTTGTCACCTTCTATCAGTTGTTGAGTAAATCTAGTTCCTGAACCGGTTACTACGTTGCTGTCCAACGAACAGGCTACTGTACCAGTTAGTTGCTGTGTGCTGCTGCGTCGTACTACTGCTAGTTTATAACCATCGTATTGATAAAAAATTCCGTTTTGGTCGTCGAATGCTCCTACCTTTACTGTAGAACCGTGCCAATTTTTAATTGATACTTTAGCGTCAGCACTTAGATCAGCAGTAAGAGTAGATAGAGGAACTAATGCTCGACATCTAAATGATCTAGAACTTGTTATATTTTCTACTATATATTCTCCGTTATACTCAAAACTGCTGCAGCCGGTTATTTCAATCACCGCTCCTGATTGCAGTCCGTGATCTGTATCGTCGGTGGTAAATGTAATAAGACTATTGGCCGGATAATCAACAGCGACCGCGCTGGCTAAATTCATATTAGGTGCAAACAATGCACCTGTAGTATACATAATACCTTTACCAGACTGGTAACGGACATATTTTTTGCTTTGACGTATGGCCTGTGATGCATGCTGAGGACCACCAGTACCTAACTGTACTCCGCCGTCAAATGGTCTATGTGTAAAGAAGGTATCTGGTCTTGCATAGATATTCCCTCTGATCGTAGCATCTGTACTTATAGTTCCCGTGCTTCTAGCTGGATATCTTAAACTAGTAAATGATGGAACCTGTGTAACCACGAATGGACCTGCGCCCAATTGATGATTTGCTGATGTAAGAACGATGCTCAAAGCGGCTGTGTTTAGTCCGACTACAGCAAAAATACCGATTCCGGAATAATTACCATAGGCTATACCTTCCCATGTAGAGTTTGCCGCTAGAGTATTTTCTGTGAATGATCCGGTCTCTCCAGTGAAAGAAGTTAGACACTGTGTGCCGCCGTCAGCCACCACTACGAAATTATCATCTCCAAACGCTATTTCATTCCAGTTTGCAGAAGATGGTAATGTCACTGAGCTCCACGAAGTACCATTGGTTGAAACAGCACCTGCTGCTGTGGCTCTGGCCACTGCAAAAAATCTACTGTTTCCAAATTCAATGCTAGACCATGTTGTAGAGCTAGGTAATGTAGATGCAGTCCAGTTAGCTCCATTGTCTACAGAATAGGCTGCGGCAGTCGAACCGGTAGCAATAGCTACGAAGTAGCTAGACGATCCAATTATACCGCCTGCAACATCGGACCAGTTACTACTGCTTGGTAGTGTGGCTGCAATCCAAGTAGCTCCGCCATCATGCGAATAGGCAGCTGCGGTAGATCCAGATCTTACAGCTGCGAAATACCCTTCATTATAAGCAACCGAAGTCCACGAACCGCTGCTTGGTAGCGTAGATGCTGACCAAGTTAGACCTCCGTCTGACGAGTACGCAGCGGCTGTACCGCCACTAGACACAGCCACATGATAATAAGTTGAACCGACTATCCCAGCTGCTGTCGCAGTCCATTGGGCACTACTAGGCATAACTCCGCCTGCACTCCAATTAGTGCCGTCAATACTTCTTCCGGTTAAATTACTGCCGTTTCTCACAGCAACAAACTTACCGTCGGCAAAATCTACACTACTCCAAGTTCCTGAACTAGGTAATGTTCTAGAAGATGAAGCGAAGGCAGGTGCTGGAGTTGAAGTGATGTTTGTAAGAATACTAGCACCAGGTACTAATCCATGATTACTGGTAAAATCAACCTGTATAGTAGCGATTGCACCAGCATTTAGAACGGTACCATCTGAGATAGTACCAGTTGTTGCTTCACTGATTGAAAGAGCTGGGTATATATTTGTGGTATCCCCGGCGAATGGTGTTCCAGTTGCTGTGACTGATGAAATAATTCCTCCGCTTACCGCAGTAAGAGATAATATACAGTCATTGGCCGGAGTTGTACCTCCTAGAGCATTACCAAGAATGCGGATTTTGCTGTCTTGAAAATATCCAGTTCCGCCAGCACCCGCGGCATCATCTACTTCAACTTCATAATTTCCGTTAAATCTAGTAACATTAAAAACTGCTCCAGATCCAGATAAAGTTAAATTTGCAGAAGAAGGTTGCGTATAAGATGCATTTCCCGATACACCGGTGCCTCCTAAAATAGTAAAGTCAACTATTGCGGCAGCTGGAAAGCTGACTCCGTCAACTTGAATTGTAATATCGTTGGCTGGAGATGTGCCGCCAAAGTTAGTACCTGCCCAAGTTACTACATCACCGGGAGCGTGGCTGCCGCCACCGCTGGCTAGAGTGATAGAGTATAGGCCGGTGCCTCCTGCTCTTATTACTGTGATACGAGCATTGTTACCAGGACCTGTAGTCGAAGTCTGTAATATACTAGTATAGGTAGCACCACCACTGATTGCGTTACCAGTCCAGCTAACACCAGTGATAGCACCACCACTGTCTACGCTGGTAACTTTAATCAATAGATCATTGGCTGGACTCGCGCCACCTAGATCAGTACCTACAATTTTGATATAATCGCCAACTACATAATTAGTACCGTTTGAAGAACTATCTTCAGCGTCTACCACAGTATACGATCCTGTGGATCTTGATACGTTAAACAATGCGCCAGTTCCAATACCTTGTATGTTAGTTCCTGACACTCCTAGAGTTTCACCGTTTGAACCATTAAAATTCTGACCGATGGCACCTGACAGTGATGCGATGTCATTGTTGATGCTATTGATAAAAATAGCAGTTCCTGACCCGTTGTCTAGGGCCATGCCTTGTTGTACACCAGTGTAATCTGTAAATTTTACCTGAGTGTCTGTGGCTAACACATCTTCTTCAAAATTCGCTGTCACTGTGCCTGCACCGACAACGCTTGAAATGCTAGTGCCAGCAGGGATATTAGGAGATCCAGATATCGGAGCCCCTACTGTAGGTGACGTACCGTCAAAGGCTATTTGATATGAATTACTCAATGTAAGGAATTTACTTGATATAGAAAGACTGCTACCGTTACTAAACACAGAAAATGATGGTTGACCTAATGAAGCACCTGTGTAAAAACCCGCTTGCCTAATTTGAACGAATGAAGTAAAAACACTTTGGCCGTTAGATGTTCCCACCTTGGCGCTTGAGTAATAGGTGAATGTCAAAGAATTTGGTACTGTCGCTACTAAGAAAGTACCTTCGCCTCTAGAAAATCCACTAACTGAATTGTCTAATCCCTTGACTGTTATCACCGTACCTGGTGAATAACCGTGAGCGCCGGTAACTGTGACGGTGATCAATGAACTACCAAATCCTCCAGAGCCTGACGATGCATCAGTGGTCATAGCCGACACTGATAAATCTGTACCTGGCTGTTCATAAAAACTAGGATAGCTTCTCAGCATTCCAATAGCCTGCCACTTAGTAGGCTGTAGTCCGTATTCAAAGTCAGCATCAAGCATGGCCTGCGGTGCAGCGACACGCATACGTTCAATAGCATCTGTGCCAAAATCCCAAGGACGGATAGTCTGATATGGTTCTTCAACAAATATCTGGATATCGGAATCCACAGTCAAAGAAGATGTATTTTCACTTAGATATATCGTTGTGATAGTATCAGTGGTCTGCCACCATGATGGAAAATCTAAATCACTAAGCAGTTGTCCGTCGCCGCTGCTACGACCTTGCTTATAGTCAAAGGATATTGTAGAGCTGTTATCCGCAAAATTATATAATATATTACCGTTGTTGACATCTGTTATCAACAAAATTTCAGATACTTCATATTTTCCTAGCAGTTTGATCGAACTTACTCCGGTAGATTTAACTGGCAGTTCATCTGTGCCGTTGGTAATGACGTCGGAGAAAATCGCCCATAATGCGGTATTTCTTGTGCTAGCGCCAGCTTCGGCATTTTGACCGGCAATAAATACCTGCTGTACTGCTGTTTGACCGTAGTTTTGCGTAACTGGTGTATTTGTAAAAATAAAATCATTGATTAGGGTTCGCAGATATGCCTGCCCTGTGATTTCCGGAGATACATCTCCCCGAATCATTGGTTTACCATCTATCCAAAAGTAGTCCGCAGTCGCTCTGGTTTTTACGTTCCCGCCGTATCTTAGATCATGTAAGATCGCATCAATAAAAAAACCAACGTCTCTAGTACATTTTGTAGGCGCATAGGTATAACTAACATATGGCGCAACGTTATTTGTAATGTTATAGTTTATGTAGGCAACAACCATGGCCTGTAGATAGGCCTTGTTGGCCGACAATAGAGCTACAGCTCTAGGATATAGATTAGCATCTTTACTAATCCCCGGTTCAAATACATAATTTAATATCTGTTTCTTTGCCATTTGCTTTCCTTATGCGCCAAATGCGATAGCAAACGCCGATACTCTGGCATCTACATAATCTTTTCTTGTTACATGATTTATTTCTGTTGGAGCTAGAGATACTGAGATGTTGCCAGTGATGTTTGCGCTGGACATGGTACTAGTTCCTGAAACTGTTAAATTTCCCTGAGCTGTTATCGCTCCTGGTCCAACGGTGATGCTGGTAAAAGCACCAGTTCCTGGTAGGGTTTCGCCAATGTTAAAATTATCTATACTACCTACTGATTGTACGCTGGTCATTTCAATATGACCGTCTACCACGTTAAAGTAGGGAGTAGATCCTTCCGATATTCTAAGATCACCGTCAATATTTAGATATTCTAATGTGCCAACTCTAGTCAGCGAACTCGCAGTAATATTGTTACCTAATGCTATTAGTGTAGAATCTCCACCTTCTATCAGTTGCACACCTTTGACGATAATGTTGTCAGCGATGATCACGCTTTCGTCAGCAGATTCTGGATCGTCTATGTTACGTATGCTTAGAGATTTTACTGTGAGGTTACCTAAGGGATCTACTGAAAACCCTCGGCTTCGAAACCCGCTTTTACTTTCAAGAGGAATATAATTGACTGACATGTGATCTCCGCTATTACGCCGCCTACAACTACTACAAAGACTCCATGTGTATTTAGCCGGAGAGAGTAGAGTTTAAGGAATGGTGAGATCGTTTATAGTATGATAATACGTGGCGCTGAAAACCAGCTTGCTGCCGTCAAGCAGACTGGAATTATCATAGGTGCTGCCGTCTGGGCTAGATGCAGGATTTGCTATGATCGTACATCTGCTGGCATTTACTGTGGCTGATAGATCTATAAGATTTTCAGCTAGATTAGTTCTACCGTAGATTGTAAGACTGGCATTTTCTGGTCCTGCCACTACTAGGCATTTTACTATTTCTTTCCTAGAATTTCCTACATCAACTACTATGGTGTATTCGGCTGCGCAGAAATCTCCCACGAACCATTGATCCACTACTGTGTTGGAATTCACAGCGATCCATGGCCCTTTATAGGCAAAATTTACACCATTCTGTACCCTGAGAGTACCTTTGACACCTTGAAAGAAAAATCTAGAAAAGTTTAGCATACAAGTATTTATCAGAAAACAAAAAAGCCCTTTCGGGCTTTTCTGTTAGTTAGCAATCTTTACCAATTTGCCGTATTCTGGAAGATACAGATATTCAATATCTGAATTTTTCAGAGTCCACAGCGCATCATCTAGAGTTTCTACCAGTGGTTCTCCACCTAGATTAAACGATGTATTAAACAAGATCGGAATTCCAGTCTCTTCTTTAAAGGCTTTGATCAAGTCATAATAGTGTTTATTTTGTTCTGGAGTAACTGTTTGGATTCTACAGGTTCCGTCCACATGAATAATCGAAGGTATTTTTTCTGCGATACCTGGTTGACAATTTACCGCATACATCATAAACGGCGAATTTTTCATTCCGCGTAGGTCAAACCATTCGTGTACATCGTCTTCGAGAATAGTTCCTGCAAATGGGCGGAAGTATTCTCTGCGTTTAACTAGATTCACATAATCTTTACCATCTTCAAATGTCGGGTCAAACAGCACAGAACGATTGCCCAATGCTCGCGGACCGTTTTCAGATCGACCTTGGAAAATAGTCACGATATTTTTCTCTCTCAGCAATTTAACAACATCTTTGTGTGTAGCATCAGTAAGCTCTGCGCCAGATATCGCTTCAACTTTAGCTGTGATTTCGTCATTGCTGTAACAATATGACGGTCCTAGATATAAGGTATCATATTTGCGAACAGTAGCATCTTCTTGCATACCATGCCAGAACATCAAAGCAGCTCCCATAGCTGTACCAGCGTCATTGCTGATCGGTTCTACGTAGACCTCGATGCCTTCTTCTTTGAGTTTGTCAAGATAGTAATAGTTAGCCACACAGTTTAATCCGTAGCCTCCGCTGATTACTACACGCTTCTTGCCACTCTTTTCTGCAGCCTTGCGGATCAAGTTTACTACCTGCTCTTGTGTTTCTGTCTGGACCGCATAGGCCATGTCTCTACGGCTTTCGAGATAGGTCACATCATCGGTAGGATTTGGAGGCAGCTCGTCTAGAAAATCATAGAGATAGGCATTTACAGTACCGCTCATAGGATATTTAGGAACTATGAGATTTCTATTGGTCAGTGGAATCTTATATGTTTCATCGAACAGCTCGGGAATCTTGTTGTTGGGTTTTCCGTAGGGGAATAAGCCCATGGTCTTACCTGCTTCAATAGCTGAGAACCCGCAGTATTCTGTGACTGCTTCATAGGCTTTGACGATACCGGCATGATCCGTCACCCAAGCTTCATGGGTTTCCCCTTCTTCGCCGAGATTAGACGAACTGAAATCTTTGATAAAAGTTCCAGCGATAGGTTCTCTAGTGCCATAGTGTTTATACAGAGTTTTAAAAGAAGCTGGATACTCGCAGTCAACGATAGATTCAACTTCCCAGACCCATATTGGCTGTTCGTTATAGCCCATCTGATAAAATGTTCCTGCACCATCTACGATCAATGCCACAGCATCGGTCCAACCGCTGCGATAGTAAGCGCAGGCAGCATGTAGTTTATGGTGCATAAAGCTGAGATCGATGACCTGGGGGTGACGATGTAGATTCTGTACTTTCCTGTCGATCAGACCGAACTTCCTAGCCAATCCTGTATAGACATCGTCACCAGTATAGTCAACTTTGCCAGCAGTTTCTTGAAGGCCCTGTGTATGAGCTATAATCAGATAATCTAATCTGTCTGTATAGTCTAGAATTTTTTTAATAGAAGCGTATGGCCCACCGTCATATTTCTGTCTGGTTAATCTTTCTTCTTCGATAGAAAATACGATCTCTCCGTCTTTTAGAAGACAAACGCCAGAGTTATGTCCGCGAGCTATTCCTGCAATCCACACAGGTTTTTTGGATTTGTTTATTTCAATAGTTTTAACTGTCATCTTTTTTCCCTAGTACATGATCTACGATTAGTGTAGTTATCTCATCTGTCATGCTCATGATATTTTCATTCATACGATCTACACGTTCATCTGGCAGTATGCGTATTGGAGAATACTCTCGATGCATTTCTCCCATATCTAATATATCAAAATAATCACAGTCTGGATATGACACATTGATAGGATATGTAGAACCTGTGACCACTGTAGATGGCGTTTCCATAGCATAGGCTAAATGTTGACCTAGACTGTCACAGCCTAGAAAGTGATCTGCATATTTGATAATTGCAGCCCACACTCGAGGACTGACATTTTCTGGCATGGCTACTTCATCTTTGAGTTTGGCATCTACGAGATCCACTTTAAATTCGCTCATTAGAATAATCGCATAGTCTTTGGCCTGAAGTTTTTTAACCACTGATTTTACATCTTTGAGTTCAAAACTACGAGCAGTTCGATCTATCAAGGTTTCGTCTATATATTCGATGCCCCTACCGAACGGCTGAAAAATAACGACTTTTTCTTTTTTCAATTTCTTTTTGACTTCACTAATTACTGATCTTCCCTGCAGAAGTTCATCTTTGCTGAGTCGTAGAGTGGGCTTAGACATTAGTCTGAGACCTTTGGCATTGACTTGTAGATCAAAGGCCTGAGCTATTGAACACTGTTGGTTGTAATATTCCCAGACTCTATAAGGTTCAGTACTTACAATGTCTCGATCTTTGAGATGTGTTTTAAACAGCCCCTTATGCCAGATGTCGAAGGCTCGATCATCTAAAGTGGGATGCCCTTTGAATACGTCTGTGCCACCTTCACAGACAATGATAAAATCTTTATCGTCGGTTTCTTCTAGATATTTTTCAAATGCCGGTATAGATGCTATCATCCTACCAGCTCCCCCGTTGATAAAAAACGCTTTGGATCTTGCCATTCTAACTCCGATTAAAAAAGCCTTGCACTGATTATATAGCATTTCTGCTAGCAGTGCAAGGCTTTTCTGGTTTTAGATCAGATTATAGTGATGGTGCTGTTGGGTAAGGAATTTTCCAGTGATCAATATTAGCATACTTGGTTTTTACTGATTTCAAAAATGCCGCATGGGTTTTGATAGATTCGAGCTTTTCTCCAGAATATTTGCCGCTGCTGACAGCATTATCATAGTCTTTGGCTTGGCTATCTATAGATGACATGAATGCATCCCTAGTTAGAGCATGTACTCGATATCTTGGACGTATCCAAGAATTGGTAGCACGATCATATCTTAGATCATTGACATAAAATGGTTGATCTAAAGCTCCTTGAAAATCATCATAGTGATATTCCCAAGTTTCGCCTGTTGATAACGTTTCTTTATAATCTGGTACTTCGCTGTGCTCATATTCGTGTGTTATATGGGCAGCTTCCCAAGTATTGACTTCTGCATCCATGACTATTTGAAAATGTCTTTCAGCAGCCAATTGAGCATCGGTCAATTTAAAGTTTTCGATATCTTCCAGAGAATCGCTTTGTTTCTCCAAAGCAAATATAGAGCCATCATTGTTCATTCTAACCAAAAGATAGCGTTTGCCTGTATAGACACAGTCAACAGTGGTATTTTTAGTAGTAGCTGTCTTGTATGGCTCATCTGGCAGTACTGTCGTAAATGGTTTGTGCATCGTTACCTCGCAATAAAGTTTATTCTTACTAATCCTAGTCCGCCGCGGAATCCAGTGCTTCTTACGTCACCGCAGGGCGTAGCTGGTATACCACCAAACCCTACAGGCATAAATGGCATACATCCTTGTACATCATAGCATCCGCAACTGCGTGTATGCTGTGAATAGCAGGCAGTCCAAGGAATGCCTCTGGCAGGTTGTGTAGTAGCTAGATTTACAGCCTGACTAAATTGATGAAATCCCATGCCTGACCATTCACTAAATCCGTTGTCAGCTTCTGTACTGAATGTAATCACTGTACCATCGCAGCTGAACATCCCTGGGGGTCCAGCAACGTGATAATGTGTAGAGCATGGACAGTTACTATAACAGGTCCAGAAAGTCACACATGAAAAACCACCGCGTTTATTTATGTCGCCGCCGTAGGCTTCTGCACAACATGATCCTGTACCTGAACCAAAGTTACAGATGATTCCACAGGTACCGTTTGAATAATTTGTATTGCAATAGTTAGCACCAACGAAACAGCAGAATATTACTCCGCTTGGATTACAGAAGGTTAGCCCTCCTCTTCCACCTTCAGAACAGAGGCAACCGTTTATAGCAGCTCCAGTTCTAGGATTACGTCCGTACCAGCATACACAAGATGCTTCTGAGCAACCTCTAAAGCATAGTGTATCAGTGTTATTACATGAACGTCCTACGTATCCGCAGATATAATCACCAGCATTTACACAGATACATTTACGACTCCATGCTGAAGGATTTCCTGGAACTCCGTGACCGCAGCAGCACATTTTTGCACCGCTGCCGCCAGCACCCCAAACGTCAAGGACGACTTGACCCTGTGAGCAGGCAATCCAACAGAATCCGTTGACAAAATTAGTATATTCTGTGCCGGGTGAATAGGCCCATACTCGGCCTTTTTCTAGATTAGATTCATCCCAATCGATTTGATCTAATTTTCTTGTTACGAGTGTTTTTAAATCAGCCATGTTAGTACGATGTGCCTCCTTCCGCTGGTATAAATTTAATTCTCACACCGCCCATGCCGCCACGTCCTGCATGATCTCTAACACCCGGACATGGGAGAGCAGCACTTCCAGGCACGCCTGTCGGCATGTAGTTCATACAACCTTGCATTTCATAACAACCACATGATCGTTGGTTATTCCAGCAGGTAAAATATTCTTGATGACTTGGCCAACGTGCCATGGTTTTCAGTGCGTTAAACTGCGCTGCTAGTGCGCCACCGCTCCAGTTTGTCTGTGGAGAGTCGTTTTCAGCGGTATAGGTAAACACTCCGCCTTCTTCGTTGAATCTACCAGCTGCCACAGGAACATGATACTGATACATACATGGGCAGGTCTGTAAACAGGCCTGGAAAGATGTACATGAAAATCCACCGCAGCAGTTGAGATCACCACCGTAGCTACAGGCCATAAAACCTGCATTACCAGCCCAGTCATTGGGGTGCCAGTTACAGATCATACCGCATGATGAACGAGCAATATCGCACATGTTGTGCTGTGATGATATTGGAGTACCGCACCATCCGCTGGTTCTAAAACAGGAGTATGGAGATTTATCATCCATACAGTAGGAAATACCTCCACGTCCGCCTTGAGCACAGATACAGCCACGGTCAAAGTTTCCACCTAGGCGTCCTGGTAAACAGCACTGGCTGAGATTACAGCAACAGTTTCCGCCGCCGCCTGCGTTACCACAGGTCATACCACCATCTGCATGTTGATTACACATGATAGCAGCATTAGTACCGCTGATTGGCTGGCCGTTGTTAGAACCCCAACCCCATGGATTGTTTCCTCTCCAAGATGATTCCTCTCCGGGAATAAATCCGCCTTCATATAAAGGATGATGTGAGCAACCAAACCAACATACGCAGCTAGCTTCAGAGCAACCTCTGAAACACAGTGCTGATGAGTTGTTGCAGGAACGACCGATGTAGCCACAGACATAGTTGCCTGATACTACGCAAAGGCATTTCTTTGTATATGCAGGTGCATTCCCTGGAAGTCCTGCACCGCAGCAGCACATCTGTGCTCCTGATCCTGCAGCTCCCCATACTTCAATAATCGCACAGCCAGTACCTGGAGCACGCCAACAGAAACCATTGCAGAATGCTGCATACATGTTTCCGTCTGTGTAAGCCCAGATTCGACCTTTTTCTAGGTTATCTTCCCAGGCTAGCTCTCTGTTACCTAATAATTGTGTGAGTTTTGCCATGTTAGTAACCGCCTCCTAATTTAGCACAGTTCTGCATGTAAGCGTTAGAACCTCTATAAGTCAATCTAATAGCTCCATGCCCGCCACGTTTACCGTGATCTCTAACATCTGGACAGGGATATGGAGGAGCGCCAGCTACGCCATAAGGCATAAATGGCATACAACCAAACATTTCATAGCAGCCGCAGCCCTGAGTCGATGCATAACAGGTTGTCCAAGGAATACCTGCTGTAGGTGAACGACTGACAGCGTTCAGTGTATGAGCATGCTCGTGTAGACCAGCTCCTGACCACTGTGTGTATTCTGGATCTTCTTCAGCTTTTGATGCAATAACTCCACCTTCTTCTGAAAATATACCAGCAGCATAAGCAATGAACTGGTGTACATAACAGGGTCTAGGATTACCTGTGTCGCAGAAGAAATGTATGTAGCTGATACAGCCGCAGCAGTTGACATCTCCACCGTAGCCGCAGGGAAGAAATCCACCAGAGCAGTGATTACAGATGATACCGCAGTTTGAAGCGCCCGAAGTAAATTGTGAATTACAGAAACCTGCTGCACGGAAGCAACAGTAGGCATTAGTACTGGTAGAACAGATAGATGTACCGCCGCGTCCACCTTGTGCGCACATACAACCGTTGGTGTTACCGCAGAGGTCTCTAGCGTTGAACCATCTCAGATAAGTTGGAACACCGCAGCCCGAGAAACATAAATCGTGTGCATTGCAGGCCATTCCTGGACAGGCACAGATCGCCGATCCGCAGAACACTGCAAGCATTTTCTTTGAATAAGCAGGAGCATTTCCTGGTAGACCAAAACCACAGCAACACATTCTAGAACCACCGCCGGCAGCTCCCCACATTTCAATTTCTAATGTGCCACAACCCGGGGAAGTCCAACACCATAAGTGGTCACTACGTATACAACTATACATAGTGCTTGGTGAAACTACATAGACTCTGCCTTTTTCGAGGTTTGTCTGGTTCGCTGTGATCTCTCTAGTCGATAGTAGATCAGATAATTTTGGCATTTTCTATTTCCAATTAGGGACCAACAAACACCCAACCAAAGGTCGCACCCGAGTAGATCATAGTAATCGCGGCGTTGTTTAAGTTCAGTGTCAAATCTTCTGTGAGATTCTGTATTTTTTGACCGTTTCTAGCGATCGTCACGTTGTTTAGACTAAATGTTCCTGCAACGTCAATGATCTGCACAGTGTCACCTTCTGAAGGTGAACTTGGTAAAGTCAAAGTAAATGCGCCGGATGTGGAATTAGCGAAAATTCTTTCGCCGGCAATTATTGATGTGGTAGTAGTCAGCGTTCTGTTAGTTACGCCTTCTGCTCCAAAGGATGATACTTGTCGTCCCATTTTATTTTATCTCCTAGTATTATGATGTTGTAGTTTCGATACCAAAGGCACTGGCTGATACGTTAGCGGTATTTGCATAAACAACGATGTTTTTGCCCGCATTCATCATTATACCAGTTCTTTCTAATACTCCATTAGCACCTATCTGTGCATCATATTCAATATATTCTGCGTTGGTAGGCGATGTTGAAGCTGCTAGTGCTACTCTTACGGTGGCCGTAGTCGTTCCTCTATTACACAGACTGATGCTGCACACTGTGAAAGTGCTGCTGGGTACTGTGTATAATGTTGTGTTGGTCGCTGCCGCTAGTGCTGATTGACCTAATAATCCTGTTGCCATTTATCGATTCTCCATCAATTGTTTAGTAAGAAATAGTTGAGTACTAAAGCATCTCCAACGATACCGCCTTTGAAGTTTACTTTTGTATTTATGTTGATCTCAACATTTGTAGTTGTGCTAATTGACTGCCCAGCTATGTAGATCACGCCCGCTGTAAGGGTGTTTACGTTCAAGCTAGAACCACCACCACCAATTTGGCTGGTAATATAGGCTTTGATAGCACGTTGTGTTGGTATTACTGAGTCAGAATCCTGTGTAAAGAACGGATCTGTTGAGAATTCTGAAATTGTAGCGCCAGAACCACCTAGTGCTACAGATCCCAAGCTCAATTCGTTCAATCCTGCTACGTTAAACGCATCAGCATTCAAGGTAGCAACACCAGTACTCTGTTCAACGTTGAACAACCCACCAACTCTGAAGTTACCGTCTTGGTCAGTTGATGTATAGAAAACACGACCACCGGAAGACTGTACAGTTTCATTAGCTGGTATAGGGTCAGTTAGAGGTAGTCCTGGATAGTTAGTATTGGTAAAATCGCCAGTACCGATATCTAGGAAATCGTGACCTGTTAGTCGAACCTGTGAGAATCGTCTACGTATAGTAGCTACACTCTCATGTTCTGGTGCTTCTAGACTGTTGATCACTGGACTTAGTTGTAGTGTAGCAGTGTAATTACCTGCAACACCTGCAATATTAGTCACGTTGACCAGTTTATAATAGACATCGTCGATGCCTGCGATAGAAACGTTTGAACCTGCGATTGGTAGATCTGTTAGTTCTTTGAATCCTACAAAACCACTGACCTGATAATTGTCAGCGTATCCATCGCCTGTGACTATAGCTGATGCCGCAGAATAGTTAGCACCTCTATTAGTAAATGTTGGCTGACCTAGAGCCCCGTTGCCAAGACGCACAGTAAATGTAGCATCTGGCCCGGTGTTGTTAGGATCAGTGATAGTCATTGTAGGTGCTTCTGTGTAACCAGAACCAGGTTCTGTAATCCAAATTTCTGCGATTTGACCGTTGCTGACATAGGATCTTGCAATAGTTTTGCAGCCCTGTCTTACAGCTAGAACTCCTTGAGAATCTTTACCGAGAACGATCCATTTTGGATCTCCGAGGTAATTACCGATAGCACTGGCTACATATTCCTTGCCGGTTCGTGCTAACATACTTCCGCTGCCCGATGTCAGTGTTCGATTAGCTCCGCCTTTTGTAGTCGAAATAGTAAACTGTGTGGAATTCTTGATACTAGTGATATAATACTTGGTATCTTCAAATCTCACTCCGCCAAAAATTTCAGCACCTGTGGAATCTCTATCAAATACTATAATGTCATTGACATTGAGATCAGCAGTACCGCTGGTAGTAGTCATTAAATTGCTATTCAATTCAAAATTGTTAGAGCTAGCTGTGGTTGTTCCTCCAGTAGCTAATGCCACTAGTCTTTCATTGCCATAGGCAGCGGTATTCCAATTAGCTGTAGCGGTCAGTGCTGGGCCTTCAACCCAGGTTATTCCATCTTCTGAATAGGCTGTTCTGGTAGAATTGTAGGCAAATGCTGTAAATGCATTACCGCCGTAGACTACTTTAACCCAACGTGCTGCTGCGCCAGGCATAGTTGCAGCAGTCCAAGATGTGCCGTTAGTTGAATAAGCTGCTTTGGTAGTAGTAGTTGTTGTATTTCCTGCCACCGCTACAAACTTACCGTTACCGTAGGCTATAGAACTCCAAACATCACTGCTAGGCATGCTTGCTGCAGATGTCCAAGTAATACCGTCTGTGGAATGACTGGCTATCTGGCTTCCTGAAGTGTATCCAGTGACAATTACATAACGATAGGTAGCGCCAACTAGACCGTAGGCTATCGCACTGTTTTCTGTGCTTCCGCCTGCGATTGTTGCATTTGACCATGCTGCTGTTGGATCTGAGGCATACTGTACTCTAGCACTAGATCCAGATATACATACCCATTTATCACCGTAGACTACATCAGTCCATGTTGCTAAAGGTGAAGTAAATGCATTACTGAATGAAGTCCAAGATACTCCGTCTGTGGAATAAGCAATATTCCTACTGTCTTGTATAACAGCAACATATCTATTGGTGCCGTTGTATGCTATAGCTGAATATGTGTATGTTCCGCTAACAGTAGGTAATGTTACCGCGGACCATGTTTCGCCGTTGGCGCTGGAAGCACCGTAAGGAGCTGAACTGTTATCGTGACCCACAGCTACAAATTTTGATCCGGTCCAGATAACATCTGTCCAATAACCTGAATTTGGCAGAGTTCTTGCTACATATCCTGCGTTGGTATCTTCTGCGGTATTGGTGATATCTATATAAGCATAGGTATTATCACGCAGCGTCCAATTCTTACCGTCATAGGATGTGGCTGCGATATCACCTATGGCAGTAGCATAGAACACTCCTTGACCGTAGTTTAAGGCATTCCATTCTGCGATCGCAGGCAGTGTTGATTTAATCCAAGTAATGCCGTCGAATGAATAAGCAGCCATCGCTGCGTTATCAGCGATTGCTACGAATCTATTATTACCGTAGGCGATATCTACCCAGTTTGATTCTGAGGAATCGTCATTGGCTGGCAATGTTGCCACAGTCCATGATGATCCAGTTGTTGAGTAAGCCACAGAGTTTGAGAAGTTACCTTCTACTACTACGAATCGTGTTCCACCGTAGGCTATGGCTTTAGCTCCGCTGGCAATGGTGCCAGAGGTCCATGATTGGCCACCGTTGCTGCTCAATGAGCGGAATGTTGTGCTGGAATCACTCTCTGACACAGCGACAAATGTACCATTACCGTAGACAACGTCGCACCAATCTGCTACTTCGCCTAATGTGGTCGAAGTCCAGTTTACACCGTCTCGACTCCAGGCAGCTGCGCTGCTATTTCTAGCCACAGCTACGAAGTAACTGATGTTGTTGGCAGCGCCGTAGGCTATAGCAGTCCATTCTTGCGAACCCGGCATAGTCATAGCATTCCAACTTACACCGTCTAGGCTCCAAGCGCCTTGATTAGTGCTCTTAGCTATTGCAACATATTTTGGTGATACAGCATCGCCAGTTATTGTAACTGCTTGAATAGCACCTGTGTTGCCGACCTGTGTCACTGTGATAGTGATATCATTAGCTGGTGTTGTTCCGCCGACTGCTGTGCCTAAAATAGTTAGAGTATTTCCTAGTACATAGGACACTCCGCCAGCGAGTGGAGTTACTGTATACACTCCTCTTCTACGAGTCACGTTAAATGTTGATAAAGAACCGCTACCACCGGTTGCAAATAATCCGGTATAGGCAGCATACCCATCACCGTAGATAATGTCAGACCAGTCTCGGCTGGCTGGTAAGCTAGCACGAGTTTTAGTAAATCCTGGGGAGCTAAAGCTCAGTCTAGGAGTAATCTGATATCCTGTGGTCACATCTAGAGCTGCTTCAATAGCTGTACCTGCTACAATATGATCCCAACCTGCTGTACCGTCACTTTCTTTGAATACCGTGGCTACCTTAGAGCCTGCGTTATATGTGCCGATATATCCATATTGACCTGCACCAGTACCTGCTGTTAGATAGATACTCATACCTACGTATGCTGCTGAGCTATTTGTGTCAGCAGCTGCGATGGTTATCTGTGTGGTGTTACCTGCCTGTGCTACGTTACCGGCTGTGATATATCCAGTTCCACCAGGACCTGAGCTGTCGCCCGGATCGGTTAGTCTGACCTGGAATACTGCGCCGTCTCTGATTTCGTCGCCTCTGGTTGCTGCTGATGCTCCTGCTCCAGATATAGTATAGGTAGCTGAAGAATATGCGCTACCTGCATTGCCGTATTCAAGAGCTAGAATCTGATCACCGTCAACTAGAACATTTCGAATATCAGCTTCTGAGTTTTGATTATTGATCTTACCAGTAATCGCAGTTTCTGTAACGTCAACACCTTCTGCCACAGAACCAAAAGTACCGTAGGAGTTATTACCGTTTGTAGCACGGATCTTACCGCCGTTTTCTGCTAGATAAGCTATGTGTGCATAGTATGAGAACACAGAAACAAGCTCTGCACGTCCTAGGTTAGTTACCCAAGCGCCAATACCATCTGAGATAACCTGTGTGAAGTCGTTGCTAACTATAGAATCGTTGCCGCCTGCGTGTAATGAGCCGTCAATCTTTTGACCTGTAGCTCCAATACCAAATGTTGTTACGTTCTGTACATAGGTTGATTTGTTAGTTACCCAAACACGAGTGTCATTTGGTCCCCAGCCTGGATCTAGAGACACATATGCTCCTGCTCGAGGACGACGTGTGCCGAACTCATTTGCTGGTAACAGTCCATCAGCATGGTAACCTGTTGTATTACCGTCTGAAGAACCGTCTAATCCTGTGACTGTCATGTTTCTTACGCCGCATCCATTGCGAACTAAGAACATGTTTTCTAGTTTAGAACCTGTTAGGGCGTTCCTATAATAACGAGCAGCCAATGTAGACTTATAGTTACCTGTGTATATTAGATCGTAGCTGATAGCACGAACATAATTTCTTACATCATTTTGGCAACGTGTTGAACTATAGTACCAACGCACAGTCATTGATCCAGAAGCTGTAGATAAATCTACCGGTGTTCCTCCAGAGGTCAATGAAACTTTAAATGTCGTTGAAGTTAGTCCGCTAGCTAGAATGTAGTAGGTGGTATTTGTGCTGATTCCGCCAAATACGGTACCCGAAAATCTCACAGTATCTCCAGCTACCATCCAAGTCTGAGAACCGCAGGTAAATTGATCTGTGGTACTGCCTGTAGATGCTGTTACAGTAGATTTAAATGTGTTATCGGCATAGGCAGTGGCTTCTGCTGCTAGAAAATCTTCGTTTAATTCTAATATCTTTCCAGCGTTGATGATGTTTAGATCTTCAGTAGGAGAATTAGTACCGGTGATAATTGGCTGTGTGCCAGTGTTTACATAGGCAATTATGTCGTCCCATATTATATCTGCGGTCACTACTGCACCAGCTGCAACAATCTTACGTGTCTTAGCGCGGATGAAATCTAAAATGTCATCGGTAGCTGCTAATTGATTAGCAATAACTAATTGTGCAGAGCTTGTTCCTCTACGATATGCTAGACCTGCTTTAATGCTAGCAAAATTTGCCCCAAACATCAGATCATACCCCAGCGCATCTACGATATATCCTACGTCTCTTGAGCAGGTAGTTTCGTTGAACACCAGTGTTGGATATTCGCGTTTGATATAATTCACTGCATGGCTCTGGATTTCGCTTCTAGCAGAATTTAATCTAGTTCTTGCATCTAGTAGAGTAGCATTTACCCAACCTGTCCCAGGTGCGCTGAGTGCAGGCAATGTACCTGCATTGGTTATAGTGTCGATGATATCTTGGACACGAGCCTGAGCAAATGTAGCAGATCCGGCTGAACCAGCTGTACCTGCTGTATTTTGAGACACTGCATTTCCAGTACTTGGAGTTACTGCAGTTTCTAGGATTACCTGTCCGACTACAGTTTTTAGTCTAACATAGGCTGCCAACGTAACTGTGGTTTCTCCTGAGCCTAGAGTTGATTCTCCATAAGAGAAATAAGCATCAGCGGCCACGCGAGTTTGATAATTGCCGCCATAGGTTAAATCATATTTGATAGCATCAATGATTAAACCAACATCTCTTTCACAGGTCACTGTGTTATAATAGAAACTCACAGTCATTGAACCTGATGCAGTCAATAGTTCGACTGCGTCACCGTCTGTGGTTGTTGAAATCTTAAAATGTGTTCCATCAACTACTTCATTGACATAATAAGTAGTTCCTGTTGACACTCCACCAATAACTGTGCCTGTAAATCTAACTGGTTGCCCTACGTACATCCATGCGGTAGCGGTGCATAAAAATTCATCAGTAGTTTCGTCTGAAGCAGTGACAGTGGTAGTATAGGTGCTGGTCACAAACGCAGTGATTTCTGCTTTTAGGAAAGCTCTGTTAGACTCTAACTGTGTGCGAGCATCTCCATATCCTATTAGATATGAAGTGTTATATCCTGTTGGATTAGGTGTTACAAATGCGTCGGCTGCACCTTCGCCGTTGGCCAATATGTCTTTGATTTCATCTACATTGTTTTCAACGCTGGTTACTGCGGTTGTAGAACCTGTATTACCTTCATTTTGGCTTGTGGTATCCTGTGTTTCTGAGTTACCTGTAGTTGGAGTTACTGCTGCATTGGTAACGATATTGTCTGTGATGCTCTTTAAATGTTGTAGCACAGCTACAGATTTTGCTTTATCGTTGGCAGCAATTAGACTGCCCTCAGGACTTATTCGTGTTCCGCGAAGTTCGTCACCAACAAATGCAGTATTGGCAGGAGCTATGATAGGTAAAACTTCGTAGAACTGACCGGTTTTGATATTTAAAGTGTATCCTGGAATATCTTCGCGTGGTAGATCGTCTAGGTCACCGGCTGTTATAGCATCTGTTACAATAGCAGCAAGTTCTTGAACTCTGTCATCTGCACCAGCTTCTGCGGTATAAGTAGCATCGATAATCTGTTTGATTCGATCCCCTACTGCGATACCGTTCAGTGCTTGATAGTTTGCTGCAGGGGCGGTGTTGGCCAATACTGAGTTGATCAATAGGCTCGCACCGTAGTTGATGGCTGCTACTGTTTCATCTTCCTGGCCAGCGATATAAGAAGCGCCTAGAGCAGTAAAATAACTCTGAGCAACATCTATAGATTTTTCGTTACCTAAATGTGTTAGATCATAGACTATGGCATCGATCAACAGACCCATGTCTCGCTGACACTTGGTTTTATTGTAACTGAAAGCACCCGTAAATGGGGCTGTAGATGTTGAGATTTGATAATCAACCCATTCTACGATTTCTTTCTGTACAAATGTTCGATTTTGTTTCAATAGATATGCAGCACTACGATATTCTGTACCTTGCTCGATCTGTTCTGTGGCATACTTTACAGAAGCCCAGGGTTGATCAATGGTTAGACCGTAGGTTGGTGCTGGCTGATCGACGCCGTGTGGTCCTACATAAAAGACCTTGGCTACTCGACCAAAATAATTCCAAGCTGGTAATCCGTTTTCAACAGTAAGAACTTGTCCTTCGTCGCCTACTGGCAGTCTTGTAGGACCTGCTCCGCCGTAATAGACTAAATCACCTGTGGTAGTTAGAACTGATTCTTCGTTACCGCCTGCTAATAGATTCCAGTAGGTTCCAGTTCCGTCGTTGTCTGGTCGATCAACTCCATTTGATGATGTGTGAGCTAATATACAGAGATAGCTGTTTGAACCATATTTTACAGCATCGCCTAGCACATACGATCTTGCCGAGGTCCATGTGCCTTCCCAATCTATACCTTGATTTAACAATGCCCAGTAGCTGGCATTAGGAGGTGTTTGATTGGTGCTGTTAGCCGTGGCCACATAGGTAAATCCTCGTAGTCTAACTACTTCGCCAATCTTATAGGCTGTAGCTCCTGACCAATCTCCCATCAGTCTGAAACCTGTAGTGAACAGATCCCAGTTTGTGGTATTTGTTACTGGTGGGCTACCTGCAGATGATACGTGAGCAGTTTTAGCGATATAGCTGTTACCACCATAGCGAACTAGGTCGCCAGGTTGATAGGTATAAGAAGAACTGTTCCAGTCTCCTTCGAATTCGATACCTTCTACGAATTGATTCCAATAAGCATTATCTGTGACAAAGTTTGCCGCAGCAGTATGATTGGTAACGCAGATAAATGTTCCGCCGCCATTTTTAACCACATCATTGACTTTGTATCTAGTTGTAGCTGTCCATGTACCTTTGTATTCTATTCCCTGATTAAAATAATCCCATTTGGCTTGATCTGCTTCAAGGCCGGACGCTGCGGTTGCAGCAGATGTATGATGCGTGTTACATACATAGGTAGTACCGCCGTATTTTACGAGATCCCCGGCTTTGTATCTTGTTGAGGTTGCCCATGCACTCTTCCAATCTAAACCTTTAGAAAATACATCCCATTTAATGCTGTCATTTTCAAGGCCTAATGCAGCTGTCGCTGCTGATGTGTGAGCTGTATTACATAGATAAACGTATCCGCCATATTTAACTAGGTCGTTGACTTTATAAACAATAGCAGTGGTCCACGATCCCTTCCAATCAAAACTTTCAGCAAATACGTCCCATTTAGATTGATCAAGTTCTAGAGTGGCTTGACTGGTATGTCCGTCATTACAAATATAGATATATCCGCCGTATTTGACAATGTCGTTGACCTTGTACAAGGTAGCATTGGCCCAGTTACCTTTCCAATCTTGACCGTCACTGAACTGGTTCCACCTACTAGGAACATTGTCCAGGTCAGTATAAAAATCAGCTGCGGCAGTGTGTCCTGTTACGCAGAGATATGTTTTGCCGCCGTAAGCGACGATGTCGTCTTTGTAGTATGCTGTACCTGTGGTCCAGTCATTTTTCCATACAAATCTAATTCTACCTAGTTTAAATTCAGCCATTTATAGCTCCGTATCATACATCAGTTATATTTATCGAACCCGCATCTCGGGTTACCCTGCAGACATAAAGAATGATTGTGTTAGCCAATCACCGTCTATGCCACCTTTAAAGTTTACTCTGTTTAAAATAATCAGTTCATCGCCTGTGGTTGTTGTTATTAGATCTGGACCAACTCTGACAACACCGGCTGTGAGCTGTCCAGTAATAGCATCAGCTCCTCCGCCAGAAACTCTAGAATTGATATAAGATCTAATTGCTTTCTGTGTAGGCAATATATTGTTAGAATCAGCAGTAAATGTGTCATCGGTTGAAAATTCACGGATGACTACACCAGTTCCACCAACAGTTACACCACCTAGTTGTAGTTCTTCTAGACCTTCAAATTGGAAGAAGTCAGCATTTAGAGTTACTGTACCAGTGCTTTGTTCAACAGCAAACAACTCGCCAACTCTAAAGTTACCGTCTTGGTCAGTACTGGTGTAGAATACACGACCTGTGTTGTTTTCTTTAATCTCATCTTCTGGTGCTGGAACAGTACCTTCTGGATTTAATGTATCTGGATAGTTGGTCTGCTCAAAATTGCCTAGTCCGATGTCCAAGAAATCATGTCCTGTTAAACGAACCTGAGAATATAGCTGTCTAATAAAAATACTAGTTCCGTGTTCAGGAGCTTCGTCTCGATCTAGTGCTTTAGCTACCTGCAATCTAGCAGAATAGTTACCTAGTGTTCCGCCTAAAATTGTTACATCTAATAATTTGTAAACGTAATCATCAATTGAGCTAAATCTCAAAGCATCACCTGGGCCAGGAATTCTAGTTAGATTCTCTACAATAACTTCATCACCTACTTGATACTGATCTTTATATCCGTTGCCGGTAATAATCGCTCTGGTGCTGGATGTTGCGTAGGCACTGCCTGCGTTGACTATACTTGGATTAGCTATAACACCGTTTCCAATTCTAACCCCTAGGGTGACTTCTGCACTGGCGTTGGGGTCAGTTAGAGAAAGAACTGGTGCTGATGTGTATCCTGAACCAGGTTCCCATATTCTAATTTCGCTGACTCTACCTGCTACTACCACAGCTCTAGCCTGTGCTTGCTTGCCTGTTGCGATAAATCTCAACAGATTTGAGTTTGCAGTAAGTCCGCCAATTACTAGAAACTTCGAAGGCAATATCATGTTACCAAAAGTAATGTCACACCATGGTCCGGATGCTGCAATGTTCTGATATTCCCAAAGCACTCCGTCTTTGGATACCGCTACAACAGCTGAACCTGTAGCCACAGCAATGAATAATCCCTGTGCATATTTGATAGCTCTCCAGTCTGCGGCCTGAATAGTTCCTTCTGTCCACGTAACACCGTCAAAGCTAACAGAAACCTCCGTAGCGCCGGCATACCCTCCAGAAAGAGCTACAAATCTGCCATTACCATAGCTCAGTGCTATGCTACCGGTAGGTATACTGCCGGCAGTCCAAGTAGTTCCGTTATCTGAATAGGCAAAGGCAACTCCGGTTGACGAGTCGCTGGCAGCAATAGTAACAAATTTTCCTTTACCGTATTCTATGGCATTCCAATCTGCGCCTTCTGGTAATGTTGATGCGATCCATGTTATTCCATCAGTTGAATACGCTGCTTTTGTTCCACCGCCAGCAATAGCCACCCATTTATTCTCTCCATAGGTAACATCTCGCCACTCTGCAGTGCTGCTCATAGTCATCGAAGTCCAAGTAATACCGTCTGTAGATCTTGCAGCCTGTCCTCCTGAAGCAAATGCCATATAAACACTACCTACATACTTGACCTTAGTCCATAGGGCCAATGATGGTAGTGTGGTATTGCTCCATGTCGTTCCGTTAGCAGAATAAGCTGCTATATTAGTATCTAATGCTACTGCAACGAACTTATTTGGACTAGCCGTAATGCTGGTCCACTGTCTTTCAACATTTATGGTTCCTGCACTAGACGTAAATCCTGGACTACTGAAAGTCACTCTAGCTTCTATAGTATAATTAGAAGTGCTGTCTAAGACAGTTTCGATAGGAGTACCTTCAATTAGATGTTCCCAACCTAGGCAGTGCTGTATCATTGTGCCTGTGGCATTGATCAGATTATATGCTGAGCCGCCTGCGCTGGTACTAACTGTGATCTGTGTTCCGTTGTGTATGGTTTTTACATAGTACACAGTTTCATTTTGTATATTACCAAACACAGTTCCTGTAAAAATAATAGGATCGTCAACTGCCAGCTCTTCAGTAGTTGACAATGTGATTCGATTACCTGATGAGGTGGTAACCGATGCAGTCACTGTTGGTTTAGACTCTTTGGCTATCCATGCGGTTTTACCAGTATCATCAAACTCTGCAATATAACCGTATTGGCCTGTTCCTGTACCTTGGGTGAGAATCAATCTCATTTCTTTATATTCTTCTGGTTCAGCAGTGTCTGATCCGGCTAAAACAACTGATATATTGTTGCCGCCTTGACTGGCGTTGGTGTTAAACAGGTATCCTAGACCACCAGCAGCAGTTGAATCGCCTGGATCCGCGATCCTTGCTTCATAGACCGCACCGTCTCGGAATTCATCCATTTCTACAGAACCATTGATACCGGCGCCCGATATGGCAAAAGTACCACTGCTGTAGTTTACACCTGCGTTACTGTAAAAGAATTTAATTAGATTGCCGTTGTTGCACAGTATCTGTGCAACATCTGCTTCGTAGTATCTGTTATTCACTGTGGCCTGTATGGGATCTTCTGTGATATTAAATCCTTCTGATACTGCACCATACGTACCGTAAGAACAGTTACCGTTAGTACCTCGGATACGCCCGCCTTGTGTAGATAGATAGCCTATGTGATTATAGTAACAGAACACAGAAACCGCTTCAGTCTTACCTGGCCCGTTGGCCCATACTCCAATTCCGTCTGATAGGATCTGAGTAAAGTCGTTACAAACTATGGTCTGATTGCCGCCTGCATGTAGATTTCCATCAATCTTTAGTCCCACACAGGCTGTACCAAATGTAGTTACGTTCTGTACGTATGGGGATTTGGTTCCTACCCAAGCAGAATTATCATTTGATCCCCATCCTGGATCTAGAGATGCGTATGCTCCTGCAGTTGGTCTGCGAGATAGGTATTCGTTCAACGCTCCTAGTTGTCCTTCAAGGCCCACTAGAGTCATATTTCTTATACCGGTTCCGTCTCTGAGCAAGAACATGTTTTCTGCCTTGTTAGCAGTTTCATTGCTGCCATTGATAAAATAATTTGCAGCAGTTATCGTACTGTAATTTCCGATATATCCGATATCGTAGATTACAGCATCGAGTATTCTATCAAGATCTCGTTCGTAGCTTACTGGAACATCGGCAGGATTTAATGCAGAATCTTCAAAGTATGTTTCTAGATACAATAATGTTTCATTTTTAATAAACGCTCGATTGTTGATCATCTGAGTTCTAGCATTTAATCTTCCGGCATTTAAAGTAAATGAATTAGTACTCGAGAGCGATGCTTGATTCTGTGTGCCTAATCTGTCAATGAATTGATTTAATAGACTCTCGATAATCAATGCTTCATCGTTACCTACTGCTGTTCCAGAAAAATCCTGGGATACATCTCCCCTTAGTACAGTTCCAAATGCTGGGGATCCCTCGTCGTCTGTGCCAATTGCCTCTTCTTGTATTATAAAAGTAGAGATATCTTTGTTATATTCAGCTGCGGCTAAAATTCTAGCGACATAAGTTGTATTGAATACTAAAGGACTAGGTTTTATCACTGTGCTACGCAGTTCGTCTCCAACTAGCGAAACAAATGCAGGTACTCGCAAAGGCAGTATTTCTTCGTAGATACCGGTTCTTACAAATATAGTTGCTACTCCGGTGACGTTTTCTAGTGCATATCTAACAGTTCTCCACGGATTCTGCGGAGATGTTCCTGAGGTAGGAATATCTTCACCAAACTCTGCTACATAATAGACGCTGGCGTTGTCCATCATATACTGCCAGCTAGGTTCTCCGTTGTAAACTGTTAGTGCCTTGCCTTGCGTTGAAATTTCTAGTGCAGTCAGTCCTGTGGTACTACCGTCTTCTGTAGGTCCAAAAGTTTTTAAATCTCCTACTAGCTTCATTCGATTAGAAACATTACCTTCGACGATCGGTGCCCAATATCTTCCTTGTAAAGTACTGCCGTCCTCAGGATCGTCGTCGGGTCTATTGAGATTAGTAGCTACATGCTTGTCGAGGCAGCGATAAGAACTGCCGATCCATACCACAGTATCACCTACTATATAGGTAGATCCTAATTCCCAAACACCTCTCCATCGTATTCCTGGTATTATGAGCTTCCAGTATTCCTCGTTGGTAGTACTACCATCATCTAGAAAATCCGGATCTTGATTTAGGCTGTCTGTCTTGGCAATATAAAGATTACCGCCACGACGAACCACATCGCCTATGAGATAGGAATGATATCTATCCCAATCTCCTACTATTCGAGAATTCTCAAATAACAGTGTCCATTGACTGCTAGTAGCTGGATTATTTGCAGCTTGAAAGTCGTTGCTGACATAGAGATTACCACCATATTTTACTATATCACCGGTCTGATAGACCACCGTGGTATTCCAGGTGTTGTCGTATTCCTGTCCTGGGCAATAGATGGTCCACTTTAAGGGATCAAATACGCTGGCCTGATGAAAAGTATTGCAGATATAAAGATAGGATCCGTACTTGACGACGTCGTTGGGTTTATAGATCGTATCTAGAACGAATGCTCCAAGAAATTGCACACCGTCATTGAACACTGACCATTTGCCAAGATCTGCTGCTAGACCAGCTAATCCGCTGCCTGCAGATTCGTGACCTACATCACATTTGTAAAGTATTCCGCCGTATTTGACGATGTCGTTGACCTTGTACTTGGTGTTTACGGTCCAGTCGCCTTTCCAGTCTTCGCTGACACTGACTTCGGTCCACTCTGCTTGATTGGCTTCGAGTCCGTCATCGATACTGTTGGCTGATTGATGTCCTAGTATACAACGATATATCTTACCGCCATATCTGACTACATCGCCAACATTATATACTTGGCTGACTGTCCAAGTATCCTGCCATTTTATCGCGGCCAGCTGTATGGTCCAGAACGCTGTCTGGGTGATAAATGCTGATTCAGAGGATGCTGAGGTGTGGGCATCGACGCAGATATAGATCGTACCTGACACTCGAACAGCATCACCCACTTTATAATAATAATCGGGTTCCCATGGACCTAGCCAACTGACTCCTTCGGCCATTACTTCCCATCTAGGTTCGGCCACTGGTGGAATATCTGTATTGAAAAATTCTAAATCTACATAAAAATCTTGATTAGCAACATGTGGCTCTAAGCTGGCGTAGATTTTAGAACCAAAACTAACTACGTCGTCCCTGTTATATCTGCGGCCTGCCTGCCATTCACCTTTCCAGGTATACTTAAATCTACTGATCTTAAAATCTGCCATTTATATCAATCCTCTGAAGCGTTAGCTGAATAGGTGTAGCTGTCGTTGATTCTAGCCACTAATTCTCCATCGTCGTTGATGTAGTAAAATATAGATCTGTCATCCCAGCGATATTGCTGATATCTTAGATTAGCAAACACCGGATCGTGATTCACATCTATACCTTCAAAGAAATCTACACCAACTTCAAAATCATTGTAATTATCTTCAAACTCGCCAACTTGATTTAGCTGTACTGACTCGTTGCTTTTGATCTGATCTACTTTGACTAGAAAAACGCTGCCTTGGCTGTTTTTTCTCAGTCCGTAGAAAAATCTAGGAGTATCTCCTATTGAATCTAAAGGATTCTGACCTAAATAATAATTACTCATTATGATATCTCCACATAGCTGATGATAGAATCAACGCTGCTCGGAGTGTCGCTGACTATTCTAAGAGCCGTAGTTTCGGGAAGAATCAATTTCTCCCCGTTAGTGATAATTTTTACTGCTGAGTTAGCTGCTATGGTTAAACCTTTGATGTATGTAGCAGCCACAGAACTTTCATCTACTACATATACATCTACTGAAACTTGATCTGCTTCTGTGGTGTTGGCTATGTTGCAGCCAATAACTGTAGCTCTAAATCCTACAGGAATCTGCAGAACATCGATAGGAGTTGTTCCTATTCCGGTGTTGACTGCATGTTTAAATGTTGTTGGCATATTATTATCCTAATGTCAATGCAAATTTTGCCGCAATATCGTTGGCACCTGTTTCAGATACTGCGCCTGACACACCGGCAGGACTAGCCCATTGTAGCCCGTCCCATATTTCTAGAGCCTTAGAGTTTGTATTATATCTTGTCAGTCCTACAGGAATCGTAGGATATCCTAGTAATGCGCTGGGTCTTTCTGAGGTGGTTCCTGATGGCGGTATAAATCCATTGGTTCCTGCGATTTTAAAATAACCAGTTCCTGTCTGTGCAAATTCTGTAACTGCACCCGAAACTGTATTAGTAATTCTATTGGTAGAAATTTCAAGATTTCCAATCTGCACAGTTCCTGTGCCATTGGGGTCTATGATTAAATCTTGATTAGTTGCGGTAGTGATAGTGTTGTCATAGAAAACTAGGTCGCCGACGTTAAAGGTATTCAAAGATAAGTTAGTAGCAGTGACATTATTAGCATAGACATCGCGCCAACCAAAACTAGCATTACCTAAATCGTAGGTGTTGTCAGTTTCTGGTATGAGATCTGAGTTGATGCTGGCATTGATCGTGATAGTATCAGTAATGCTGTCGCCGATGATTAGATCACCGTCGATCTGTATGTTTCCTGTAGCACGTATATTTCCAGAAACATCGAGATCTCCAGTAATATTAGTAGAACTCTGTATATCTACTATGCCTGTGCCGTTAGGGTTGAATTCTAGATTAGCATTGGTGTCTACTGTAGAAATCACATTATCGCGTATTTCTAGACTGTCTACTTGTAATCTAGCATGGTATACCGTGGCTTCGCCTGCGGCCGCTGAAAATCCCAGTGTTCCTGTACTGGTACTGAGAGTATTACCTGTTATGGTAATATTGCCTACTGTAAGTTCGTCGCCAACTTCTAGATTTGAAGTTCTAGCGGTTCCTATGATATCTAGAGCGTACTGTGGAGAACTGTTGTTGATGCCCACACGAGAGTTATTGACATCGAGATATAGTAGGTCAGTCTCAAAAGCTAAGTCCACACCATCTCTGATGAGGTTCGCTTTTAAGAGCTGTCCGGAAATGCGACCAACGGCCATAAGCTCTCCTAAGTACGGGGATCCTGTCCCTCCAACCACCTTACGTTGCGGGTTGACCACAGTGCTGATCTTACGAGGTTTGGTCCACCTACGTAATTAGTAGTATTTATACAGATTGGAGATTTAACCCAGTATGAGGCTGTAAAGGCGACCTAGTTCGTCCATGGCCTCTTCTGTGACCACATTACCACCACCTGTGGACACTTGCCAAACTGTGCCGTCCCAACATTCTAGATAGTCTAGATCAGTGTTCCAACGTGTTGTGCCTAGTCCTAAAACCTCTCGTTGAGCAGTAGTTCCTGCGGGTATTAGAAAACCGTTGTTGTCAACGAATCGCAGATATCCTGTTCCTGTCTGAATGAATTCTACAGGAGTATTCAGTTGATTGATAACTTTTACTGGATTTACGGTAACTGTTAGTTTATTTAATGCAGCGTAATTTACTATAAAAAAATCATCGTTATAGATTTTTAAAGAAGTAACATAAAGATCAGTGTATACAGTTTCGCCTTGATCTATTAGGGTTCCGCTAACTGGTTGAAATGCCACAGGTAAACTGATAATTTGAAATTCTCCTATCAGAGAATTACAATAAATTGTCAGTCCGTCGTTGCTAAATGCAAATAAGTATGTCAATGATGATGCTGCTGCCAGTGAATATGTCAATGAGGTAACGATAGATCCAGCAATATTCCACGCTGTAGCGAGCTGATAGTATAAAAAAGTTCTGCTTATTTTTTGAAGTACTATTAGTTTTGTTCCGTCTGGACTAAACCATAAGTCGTATGTACCAAAAGATGAAATAGAAAGAGATCCTGCGGCTGTAGCTGTGGTAATATTCCAGGGAGTTGATAGATTGTATTGAAAAATTCTTCTGCTAGTACCAGTTCTTCCAGAAACATAAAATCTAGTGCCGTCAGATTTAAAAAACATACCACCTAGATTTGAACTTGTGTTGACTCCTCCTAGGCCGATGAGATTTATTTCTGAATATGAATTTTGGTCTCCTATAGAGCTAGGATCGTAGGCCGTAGATAACGGATAAGATCTTACTGAGGCATAATCTGTAAGCACAAATACCACGGTTCCGTCATTGTTAAAACTGAATCCTTGTCCTGGTCTAGAGTCAACTCCCCCGAAACCGTCGTCTTCAAGGAATGTACCGATACTAGCTATGTCATAATAGGTAATGTCTTCTATTTTAAAACTTTCAAGATAGATATTTCCAGAGTCTGCGATCAATCTCACTGAATCATTGCTCTGTATACTGCTGATAGTATTAGTGGTTCCTATAGCTCTAAGTTGATCTGATACGGTAAACCCGTCGGCTACGAAACTGTTGACATTGTCGATGCCGTAAAGCTGAATACTATCCCATTTTTTTAAAGGTGATCCTAGATCGTAGGTATTATTTGCTCCGGGAATGAGTCCTTGGCGGAAATCTGTGTTGATGGCTATAGTATCTATGGCATTATCGCCGACGATCAACTGTCCGTTGAGCTGCACATACTGGCGACCTCTGATATTTCCTGTTACTTCAACATTACCTGTTACTACAGTATTAGCTAACAGTTCAACTTTTCCTGTACCGCTAGCTGACAATACAATACTTTGATTAGAGTTGAGACCTTTTATACTCTGTCCGTTGAAATCTAATTCGTCTGTGAGCAGCTGACCGTGATAAAATTTAGTGTTTGGATTTGAAGTTTCTACTGATATAGGACCTACAGTAGTTCTAAAAATATTGTCAGTGCCTATGATGATATTATCTATAGTAGCTTTAACTCCATTGACTATTACATCACCAGTGACTTTAGCATAACCTGGAGAATCTAGATCTCTAGTAGGAGCAGCAGCGTTGAATCCAATGCGCTGATTTATAACATCGACTACTAGCAGATCTGCATCTGAAGATCCGTTTCTAACTGAAAGATTTGAACTACGTGTGAGATTAGGCTGCAGTAATTTTCCGCTGATTCGACCTAGCTGTGCTACATACGCACTTTCACTACCGCCAGATTCTATACCACCAATATCATCTTCGCCTAATGGTCCTGACATAATCTATTACGCTCCTGTACCGCCGTTTAGTGCTTTAACTACTGTGGCTAATCTATTTAAAGCTTCGCCCACTGTCGATGGTGCTGTTCCTGCCCAATCACCGGCCGCAGCGGGATAATATCTTAAATTGGCACTGACTGCATCTACCAACAGTGTGCTGTCGTCTGCAAACACCGAACCTTTGATGTCTCCAACTCCGCCTTCAAATGCGATAGTAATCGTATCGGTGCCGGCATTGGTGGTTATATCTATTCCGGTGCCTGCGACCAATGTCAATGTGTCGTTGGTGCTGTCCGCAATTACAGTACTTTGACCTGCGACAGCGATATTTTTAAAATTATCTGGTGCTGCGGCAGCGATGCTGTTGGCTACACTAGCTGGTAATGTACCAAATACATTTTTCCCGCCTGCGGGAAAATTTACCAGTGATCCGCTGTTTGAACTAGAAAGTATAGTATCTCTGGACAGCACTGTTCCTGATGATGAAACTGTGCCGCGACCTATTTCCCAATTGCCGGCATTGTCCAAGATGCCATAATAGGTTTCGTTGCCATCACCTACGGCGCTAAAACCACGAAAACCAAATACTGTTTCTGTAAGTGTTAGGCTTCCTGTTCCGGCGGTCTGCGATCTTACTTTAACTCTATCGGCTAAAATCAATGCCATACCATATCTCCAAAATACTTGATATAGTATTTACCCGATTTTGATTTTATACGTAACCGTAGTAGATGTAGACAAATTTGTCTAGAGGAACGGGGCTGGTAAACACTATTCTAGTGTCTCCTGGTGTGCCTAGATAATCATAGGCTAGATTAAAGTTAGTATCCGCATGTTGAAATACGTTTTCTACATATACTAGAATGCTGAGTTCGGTGCTAGGAACTTCATCTAGAGGACCAAACGTAGTCTCAACATCATCACCTGGGCCTAGCTCTTGTCTAGATACTGCGCTGACTCCAGGTGCAACCACGGTTTCCCAAGCACCGTCAACATAGGCTTCTACTTCATCCGAATCAACATTATATCTAATAAATCCATTAGGACCGTTGGGATTTTTACCTGGAGCATCGCCAGGTTTAGTACCTTGCGGACGTTGTGCTGTTGTTCCTTTTGGTAAACGTAGACCGCCAGTAAGATCCATTACTGCACGACCAAACTGGTTAGTAAACATAGCGTTATCGCTAGGACTATAACGTGAAAGAGTTTTCTGTTTAAGAAATTTCATACTGGTAGGGCGCTCACAGTTATACTTAAAAGATTAGCTGCACTGGCTGTAGCTCTGATTTGATTATTTCCTGCTAGGATGATTTTTTCATCAGAGAAAAACACAGTTTCACCTGCAGGGACCATCAAATTTTTAACTATAGTATTAGTAGTTGAACTAGTACCTGTAGTACTAAGGTTTAAAGTCAGTGTAGATTGATTGATAGTTTCGTCGATTAGTAAAGGATCAGGAGCTCCAGTATTGCAGACTATTATGCAGACCACTGCCATGTCTTGAACTGTGCC